CTTTTTTTTTACAGCCGGATGCCCCCACGCATGGGTTTTTGGCTGAGGTTGATAGTTTTGGTTTTGCGTGCGGTTACGTTGAACATACGGCGGTCTTTTGCGCCGTTCATCTTCTTACGATGCTGTGCCATCGCTGTACTCCCTTCTGATGATTTCTATTTCGATTGCTTTCGCAAAGCTCTTCATCTGCCAAATTTCATCTAGCAGCTTCTTTGCATCGTTGATGTTTGAGACCTTTTTCATCATACTGTAGTTGCCATCTATCTCTTTGTATTTGCGTGTTAGAAGCTCTTCAAGAGCTTCTCTGGTCTGGTCTCGTACGTTCCATGATTTCATCATTGTTGTTCTCCTTTCTTAGCTCTTGTCGTGCAGTACGTGGTAAATTTCATCCAGTTTTTCGAGAATCTCCCGCATTACTGCGATTGCCTGTTTGATGTCTTTCAGGCTTACTAGTGCCATTTTCAAACCCCCTTTCTGTATTTTTTGTATCTAGTGTCTAAGTGCACCCAGCTTTTGTATACGATGATACCGCATTCATCCGGCGACACAATTGCATTTAGTTTGTTGGCAATTTCTTTTGCGTTCATGCCGTTTACCCTGATGTCAGCTGCCATACCTCTCATGTGATAGCTGTATTTTGCACCTCCTACTTCTTTGTTTCTTGTCGGTGTTCTGTAACCGCTGTTTATGTGTACCGGTTTTCCGATTTGATTTCTGAGGATTTCCAGAATTGATACTAAATGGTCGTCTATGAATACCACTTGAGAACCGTCTTTACAAGCAAATTCTTTTACTTTGAAGTGCTGTCCAACTTTTTCGTTTGCGTCTGTGTCCATGATATAGCTTTTTATCATTCTGTTCACCTCGCTTTCTATTTTTGATTTTACCATCCTTTTTTGGCGTTGTCAAATTTTTTTCTTTTGTTTTGAATGGCGCTTTAGCGCCTTGCCGTATGGAGCGCAGCGGAATTCGGCTAAATCCATTCCTTGCGCGCTTGCGCGTTTTCAACAGTTTCAACAGTTTCAACAGGTTTTCCACAAAATATTGCACAATGTTTTTCGTCATTTTGACTAACTTTCAACATTTCAACAATTTATTAACAATATTTTCAACATGTTTTTTGTTCTTTTATTTACGCTTTAACGTTAAATTTTATTGTTTTTCAACTTTTCCACATTCCCTACTACTACGGCTACAACAAGTTATATAATAGCGTTTTTGCACGCTTGATAAACTAATAGCCCAGTACCTTTACTTGATAGGTACTGGGCTAGGTGACACCATGGCACTGTTAAAGTGTCCCTCTCTTCTTCATCTGCTTTTTGATTACTCTTTCTTTCGTCTTACATTGCTCTGCAAAGTCTGTGTTTTCGTATCTTTTACGGTTTGCATCTATTGCTGCTGCTTGTCTGTTCTGTTTAATTCTCCACAATCTTTGTGGGTTTTCGGCTTCCATCATTTTTTCGTAATAGCGCGGTATTTGTGCGTGTTTTCCGTTTGTACACTGGATGTATCCTTGTTTCCAGATTTTTGTTTTGTTTTTTTGGTAATAGTTATCTCCAAGACCCGGTTTAAGGCTCATACAAGCGAACGGCTTTTGTTGTCCTAGTTCATAATATTCATTCTCTTTTTTTCCATCTATTTCATACATTTTTTTGGTTACATATCCTGCAACGTATCTATATGTTTCCGGCACTGCTTGCGCTATCTGTATCTGACCCATGCCCCATAGGTCTACTAGCCATTTACTGGTATAGTATCCGTTGTGGTGTATCTTGTATAGATTCTCTAGGTCTGTCGGTCGCCATCCATACAGTATCATGTGGTAATGCGGTCTTGCTGTCTGCTCTCCGTATTCTCCCGCTACGAAATAGCGTAATTTGCCCCTGTAAGCCTTCCTGAGACGTTTTAAGAATCTTTGAACGTCAGTATACAGCAACGTTTGGACGCTTTCAGGACGCTTTTCACCCGGCTTCCAAACGTATTGAACCTTTCGCATGATTTCGCCTGTCTTGACTATCATTCCCGGCACGTGTTCGTCATCATAGGTTAGTGTAATAAACCATACTTCTTCTTTCGGATAATCTCTAGCTTCCAGTTCTATGCGCGTTGTCCAGTCCTCGCGCTGTCTGATTCTACATCCGATGCATTGTCCGCATGGTATCAACATGACATCTTTTCTGTACATCAAATCTTCATATTTTAGCTGTTTCCCTGCTAACTGAGAATAGCGGGAGAGTGAATATACTCTCCCGCTTACTTCTTTATTGTTCGGGTTGTACAGCCTTATTAATGGCTTGTAACAACTCATTTAGTATCCTCCACCTCCCTGTCCTTTCTTTTTTCTGCCTGCTCCACCGCCGGCTTTTCCACCGCCCATGCTTGGTACTGTAGCTTCCGTCTTTTCCATGGCGTTGTACGTTTTTAATAGGTCGTTCACAAGTGCTGTTGGGCTGCTGTGGCTTGTGCTTAGCTGACTGCCCACGGCTTCTGCAAGCTGATACCATTGTGCTTGACTTTCTGACCGGCTGTAATAGCTGTTCGGCACATTGCCACTCATTGCAGATACTCCTAGTGCGCTTGCTGATGGCATTCCCATGCTCGCGCCTGTGATTGTTGCTCCTGATCCTCCCGGTGTGCTTGCACCGCCTTGCGCGTATGCTAGAATCGGATTTAGTCCGGCTTTCCGCATATCCTCTACGGCTCTCTGGTATGCTGTGCTGCTCATGCGCTCTTGGAAGTTCCTGTTTGCAAGCGCTTCTGCGCTGTTGTACTGCATTGCCGTGTTCCGTTCTATTGCGTTATATACGCCTTGCTGGATAGCTCCTAGTGTGTTGTAGCCCATCTGCATAAGCATATTTTGTCGGTTTGTTTTGCTTTGAAAAGCATTTTGCCCGCCTTGCCATCCATAGAACCTATCTAGGTATTCCATGATTTGTTTGTCGTTTGTGCCACTTTCGCTGCTTGACGAGCTTGTGCCAGCGCCTTGGCTTTGGCTTTGATTCCATCCGCTGCTTTGGCTGTCTGACTTCTGTCCGAATTGGCTTGATAGTCCTTTTCCCGCCAGTGTCAGTGCGCTTGTTACGACTTGTGGATTATTTGCAAGCCAGCCCCCTATCGCTTTTCCGGCTGTTCCGATTGTTCCTAGTATTGACATTTAAAAATAGCCCGGGTTTTTGCCCGGGCTTCCTCCTTTCTTACAGTTTTTCCAGCCCTGGCACGCTATACAATGGCATACAACGTGTGGTCTTGTTCGCTACTCGGATTGCTCCGAAAAACTGTGGCTCGTTCTGCACAATTAGTGTTCTTGCGATTTCGGCTTTCCCTTCCTTCATCCAACCTTGCGACAGTGTTGGTACCGTGTCGTAGTTGTCTGCATAGTGCCAGAAGTCTAGCGTTCCCGTTGCGTTGCTTCTCATAAGTCCGCTTACACGGTTCGGTTTCATCCGGTAATCTGCCCATGCTTCCTGATAGCCAAACGTTTCATCGTCTGTTGCTGTTGCGGTCATCATGATTTCTTTTTTCTTTACCGGTTGTTCGCCTAGGTTTGCAAACTGCGGTACGTAGTAGTCGAGTCTGTCAAGCCTGCTCCAGAAATGCTCAAGCCCCTGCTGGTAGCTTCTGCTATGGCGTACACACATAACACCAATTACAAAGCCGTGTTCCTCGAACGATTTTGTGAAACTGCTTTCGTTCACCGGTGTTACTGACATTGCGCCAGTTTCACCAATGGGCGTATCTGTTGCGCTCTGCTGCCCGCTCGTCTGAATAATCTGATTCATGTTGACGTGGTAGCGTCCACCACCCAAGTATTCGGGAATCTGTACCGTTTTGTCGCTGATTGTGACGTTCCATAGTGCCTGTATCTGTTCGCGGTATCTGCTGCCACCTCTTGCAAGCGCTTCGTAATACTGCTGCACTGCTACTGCTTTTCGTAAGTCGTTGATTGTTGTTGCGGTTACACTTGCTAGGTCTGCACCCAAGAATCCTGCACGGTATCCGCTTGTGTCTGTATCGCTTTTTGCTCCGTTTACTAGAACCGGATGCGCGGGATTTGCTGCGGTTGGCCAGTTTGACATCATTGGTACCGATGTGTTATTTCCTGTTACTGTGCTGTTTAGGTAGATTTCACCATCGTTGCTCGTTGACATTTTTTCTGTTAGCTCTTGGTCGCTAAACAGGTTTACCGCTGCATTTCCTGCTAACGGTAATGTAACTTCAGGTCCTCTTTGCGGATATGGGAGACAGCTTGTGAAGTAGTCATGGAACTTGTTTACCGGTAGGCATCGTCCACCGCCTTCCGCTCTGTTCAGGATTTGTTCCATTGTTGAAGTGTCTCCATCGTCTGTATAAAGCTTTAGATCGTCTAAATCAGTCCACCACGCCCAGTTGTCTACGTTCTGGTCACGAAAAAATTCGTTCCATATTCTCACGTATGCTCGTATAGGCAGTGCGTTGATTTGGAATTTGCCTTTGATTTTTGTTGGTACGCCCATATAGTCTAGGATTGAATTTTCTATAGGCTGTGGTTTTTCTTCTGTGCCCCTGATTTCAATCTGTGGAACTTTTTTTACTTCATCGTACACCCATGGTTTGTATTCAGTTTCTCCCATGAAGTGTTTGAAGTGTGTCCACAAGATACGGTTTGGACAGTAGAAATAGTAGAAGTCGATGAAAGCATCGTCCATGACCGGATATTTAGGAGTAGTCATTCGGATTATCGCGCTTGTGTCAACTTGGAAAGTGTCGCCCGGCAATACTTCATCCACGAAAAACGGGATAAGTTTCCCGCTGTCGAACGTTGTTAAGATTGTTTGGTCACGGTTAAAACGTGTTCTGCTTGTGTGCATCTGTGGCGCGTTTAGAAAGTGTCTTTCATTGTTTCTGTTCATTCCATTTCTTCTTCCTTTACTTCGGTTTTCGGGTTAGGCTCTGCTTTTGCCATCTCTTGCAGCTTTGCTAGCTCCATTGCTTTTGTTTGTGCCGTTGCCATCATTTGGTGATATTCGTGGATATTCTGTGGAAATTCCGTTATATCTGTTACAGGCGTTTCCTCTGTGGTTAGTGCGCCTTGTGACAGGCTTTTCAGAAACTGCGGGTCGAAACTTGCTTTTCGCACGATATTTTTAATGTCGCACTCGTCTGCATAGCTTTCGATTTCTGCTTGGATGTCGATATTTTCGGTTTCCTGCAGATACTCTTCTCCGTTTTCGTTTTTTGCCACAACGTATTGCTTCCGTTCGTTTTCACCCGGATTTGAAAAGAAGGGCTTACGCCCTTCCTCGTATCGTTTATTCATTTGGCTTGCCCTCCCATACTTTCTCTTTCCCGTTCTGAAAAAGTCCTGTTTCGTCCTCGAATTCTGCCAGTTTGTACCCGATGTAGTCCTGTGGGCTCTGTCCGATGAAGGTCTTTTCGTCCTTTGCCATTACGTTGCACATTCTTGCAAAGGTTGCATCGTTTTTGTTTTCACCTACCCATGCATAGCACTTTGCTACATTGTCCCAGATACCGTAATAGTTGTGTTTCATTGTTTTGCTCCTTTTTTTTTACAGCCGGATGCCCCCACGCATGGGTTTTTGGCTGAGGTTGATAGTTTTGGTTTTGCGTGCGGTTACGTTGAACATACGGCGGTCTTTTGCGCCGTTCATCTTCTTACG